AAATTTTCCTCGAGAACGGTTAGGCCCGAACTCTTGTATCGTGTGGGGTGCTGCAGCACTAATAATGCACTGCAGTGTATGGAACCTTACTCCAACAAAAAGGGACCCCCCCCCCGCCAATGATGATGATGAGTTTTTTGTCATCTCAAAGCGCAACTCCAACTAGCCTGGTTGGAGAACCTACTTCAGACTTTTCGATGTTATATGCAGCAACCGCTGTTATAGGAGTAGTCCTTATCACTTGTGTGGTACTAGCGTGTACCGTGGTAAGAGGTCGCCGTAGTAGAGCGAGGCTTGTCGTGAAACAACGACATGCGAATCTACTAAAACTCTCGGAACAGATAGGACAGATTAGTATCACCGTTCCAGAGTTTTGGCTCGCCTTCGGAGCCATCAGACAGCAGGTTAAGACCGTCGCAGATGTAGAAGACTTTCTACAAGGCAAATTTGATACAAACGATTTGTTGCAATATGTTCAGGATAAGAGAAACCGTGGATTGAAGATCCATCCATTGGTTATGAACGCAACTCAAGAGTATCGCGACGATGTTCTAGCAATGATTAATGCCTTCCGCAATCATTCTTATACCAACTGTCTTACAGCATTGATCTATCACGAGATGAGAATCAGGGTTCCTTACTCCGTGAATGTTGGTGAAAACTGGCTTGCTACTAAAGCTAGATTGCTTGCTGTAGGTACTGCATTTGTTTCTGATCTCATGTGCGTTAGGGGCAGCGCCTTTTCTTCCATAAGAAAAGAGTTGTTGCCTTCCTGCTTGGAAAGAGCAGCCGTCATGTGGAGAGTGCCAACTGATACCGATATGGATATCAGAGGTTTTGAAACATCAGATTATATGCAGTACAAATTGAGTGATTACGACATGAGACCGCAGTCCACTTTCGAGAGAATAGTAGCAATGTTTGGCTTTGATTACAAAGTTGACATTGATGCTAATCTCAAGAGAGATTAGGACAGTGTGTTTGCGGTGTTAGGAGTTCAGACCGGCCCCCTTCTTACGGCTTTACATCCTAACATTCGCGTGATGCGTAACACTCAAGAAGGGGCACGGAAGCATATGTCGCACCCACCTGATCGTAAGCTCTGGAGTTACTCCAGACTGCAGTTTGGGTACAAATATGCTGCCTTGCAAAATTCTTTAGACAATGCCATCAGGGCTGTCAATGAGAGGGTCTACTATGTTAAGCGTAGAGACGGGTTCGTCGAACCCCCACAACCTTCTCAGACAGCATCTGACCTGTTTGAAAACTTTGATCGTGAACTAGACAAATACGTTCATGCAGTCCCCGTCTGGACCGATGAGCAATTTATTGCTTCATTTACTGACGGTGCGAAAAGGAAACTGTATGAGAGAGCTAGAAAAACGTTTGTCAATCGTCCTTTTACTAAGTACGATGCTTACATCAAAGCCTTCCTGAAATGGGAGAAAACAGCGTATGACGACACGAAGAAAAGTCGCGCAGAGGTAGTTGCGCGTGTCGTCAGTCCGCGATCACCACGGTATAACTTGGTGGTTGGCAAATATCTAAAGTCCCTAGAGCCTCACTTGATGAAGGCAATTGGCAAAGTGTTCGGCGGTGGATTAGAAAACATCACCGTTACGAAAGGTCTGAATGCTCAGGCTCTTGGTCAGTTGCTACACTTTAAGTCAACCTTGGTACACGATCCTGTGTACGTTGAAGGTGATGCCTCCCGTTTTGACCAGCATGTTTCTGCTGAGTTCTTGCGTTGGGAGCATAAGACGTATTTGAAGTTTTTCCGTCATCTACCATTAAGTGAGCAGCTAACGCTGAAAAAGTACTTATCATGGCAAGTAGAGAACCGTTGCACCCTTAGTTCTAAAGGTGAAGGTTCAGTCAAATATGTTACTTATGGTTGCAGAATGTCCGGTGATATGAATACCGGAATGGGTAACTGTTTGATCATGTGTGCTATGTTGTATGAGTACTGCTATCGTCATGGAATTACCGGATATCAAATTGTGAATAACGGTGATGACTTTGTGGTGATAGTCTCTAGGAAGTATCTTCATCTGTTCAGTGAAGATAGGCTTTATGAGTGGTTCACAAACTACGGCTTTACGATGAAGTTAGAAGGTGTTAAGCACCAGTTAGAAGAAGTTAACTTTTGTCAAATGTCACCAGTCTGGACTCCAGCTGGATACGTAGCAGTGAGAAACCCTGAGGCCGTCCTTGGAAAAGACGCTTTGAGCGTAAATAAGCTCAAGAATGCCCTGGAAGCAGGTATATTTCTGACCTCCGTAGGTAAGGGAGGCAAAGCGTGGATGGGTAATATTCCGGTCGTCTCAGCATTTTATGATGCGGCGATTGAAATCGGACAGCGATTAACTGTTTCGGAGAGAAGTCAAAACAAAAAGGAAAAACGACTACAAGAAAGACTTATGAAGAAACACGAATATACAGGCTATAACATCCAGCATATGACGGATGGCTATGAGGCACAGGGAGAGATACATCCTCGTACCCGTCAGTCGTATGCTTTAGCATTTGGTATAGAACCGGTACTACAGAGAGCAATTGAAGACAAGTTGAGAAGAATAGGACGCGACAGCACTAGCGGTTCTTCTATGTGTGAGTTAAAACTTGATGAAATGCGTACCCCAAATGCCTTTCCATGGAAATGAGTGGTTACAACAAACCCGGGTAAAACCGTTAGTGGCCTAGCCGCGTATTGGGTTGTTAGATGTGATTGACCAAAACTGTTATTTCAGTGCTAAACAAAATGCCGAGAGACTGCACGGCTCTTCCCCTCCCTGGGGTTGTCTGATGATGTACAGTCCCATCTGTTTCAGTGGGATCCAATATATGAAACATGCCAAATCAAGAAAATCAAACACACGAAACCGAGGACGAGCCTCGGGACCACAATCCAACATACAGATTCCGAGTATCGGAGCTCAGATCGGTGACAAACTCCAACACATGGGTGAGGGGTTATTCTCGCGATTCTTTGGCTCTGGTGACTACACTGTTTCTAATACTATCGATGATATTAACGGTAACTCCCTACTTGGGAAGTCCGTTACCCAGCCCAAGTTCTACTCAGACCGTGGCGAGTTCCTTATCGAGCATACTGAATACTGTGGGGATGTTGTTACATCTTCTACACCTGGAGCGTACCAGAGCGCTTCGTATGCCGTGAACCCACAAAATGAGGCCTTGTTCCCTTGGCTGGCAAATTATGCATCAAACTTCGAGTATTTCAAGTTCGAAGGACTAGTGTTCAAATTCCAATCGACCTCGGGGGAGGCCGTTGCTTCAACGAACACAGCCATAGGAACCATTATGGCGTTGCATAATCCGGATATCACCGACCCACAACCACAGGATAAGCTGTCATTTCTGCAGTACGGTAACGCAGTTGCCTGCAGAACGTCAGAAAATTGGTTGTTGGGAGCCGAGTGCGAGCCTGACATGGCTGTTGCGTCAAAGTTTTACGTGGACAACGCAGCAACTGGAAATGATGTCAGGTTAACGACCCAGGGTCAGCTAATCGTGGCTACCCAAGGTGCACAGGCAGCATCAGTAACAGTCGGAGAGCTGTATGTAACCTACCGAATTAGATTCTATATTGCCAAGAAAGGACCACCAAATCAGAGAGGCTGGTTGGTCATCCGAAACTCCCCAGCAACCACGCTACCGTTCTCAGCCGCGGCAGCCACTTTGTTGCGTTCCAGTGGTAACCTAGCTGTCACCCAACAGCCCACTGCGAATGGAATTACCTTCCCTGGAGTTCCCGGAGCATCATATAGAATTACGATACAGACGAGTAATGTATCAGGAGTTAATGCCACAGCAATGGGGGCCGCCACACTGACAAATTGTTCAGTATTTGCGGGCGCCGCAGCAGGAAATTTTTCCTCGGGTGCCGCTTTTCAGAGTGGTTGGGCCCAATACTTCTTATACGTCCGTTGCCCTACAACATTACAAGGGGGTGCAGCGGTTACGGTGACGTGGGCAGCGTCTACCGGAAATTACACAGATCTGTCGGCTCACGATATAATCGTTGAGGAACTGAGCAGAGGCGAGTGCCCAGTCTAGGTTGGTCTATAACCAAGCGTACTGTAAAAAGATTGAAGACCTCTATAAATATAAAATACAAAACCACCGTTTTGGACTCATAAAAATTATAAAATCATGAAAAACACATAAACAATATAGCGTAAAATACCTTTGATTAAAAATATAACCTCTTACTACCTAGGAGGGAGAAAACACAAAATTCGTAGCTCAGATTAGGCACCTGGGTGAAATGAGCAAGTGACCGAAGTATAGTAAGCACTGGGCGGTTCTGGGACTGTGGGGATTTGGCCCCCCAACAAACAGTAGAATCCGGCTCTCGGACGTTAACCTAGACGTGCTAGCAACCTACCAGAAGGGTTCAATGGCAGATAAAAGGTGACCATCGATCAACGTAGTTGTCTCGGAATTGATGGAAGTGGTAAGAAAATAGACAGGGCATGCCGGCAATTACAGCGGTG